ACTCCAGGAACTATTGATACCGCAGCCGATTTGACTATCACCGGCGATGAAAGCGGAATTCCGATCCTAACAAAAGCAAACGCTGGAACGAGCACGGTATTCTACTATCCGCGTGCGTTACTTAATGCTGTGGCAGATGGAGCGGAAGCCACCAACGCCAGTGAATTCATTCCAATCAAGGACGAGCGAATCCAGGTTGTAATCGCCAACGGAGGCGATACAAAGACTGGTTCGATCGAGGTCATCTTGATCAACAATCCTCCGTACTAGTGTTTTTTCTCCTTTAGGACGTAGGCCGTCCCCGAACCATTTTTGAAAGGGTCTTTCCGTGTCACCACACAGAGTTTTACGAGATTTGTTGTCTGCATTCAGTGATGTAGGTCCAGGGCGTGTTGCAGTTGCAGCAACAGCGACCGGAGTAGCACTGGAGGAAAACAAGCTGATTCAGTTTGTTACCCCAACATGGGGCGCTGCGGATAACATTATCATCCTCCCAAGTCCGCAACCTGGAAAAATCGTCATTATTGCTGGCGCTGCCACTGGCGGTGAAGTACGATCAAGCGACCCTGCAACGATCGCCATCAATGGTGGATCCGGAGCGGGTGCCGAATCTGCTGTTTCTGCCAACATGATGGTTATCGCCATCTGTGAGTCATCGACAAGCTGGAAGGGATTCACCATTGCTTCCAATGGAACCATTGCAGCACTTCAAGTAGCAGCAGCGTAAGAAGGTATGACGTGGCGACCAAGGAAACATGCGCACTGGCGAGCTTTTTCGCGGCCTGTTTAGGACTTGTCCTTTACAGGTTCCGTCAGTGCGCGTTCTATGGACCAGCCACGATTAATACGGTTCTGAAGTGTCTTATAGTGCAGTCCGTATTCGGTAGCCCAGTCTGCAAGGCACTGTGTTCTATCAAATGCTGTGATAAGTCTATTCGAACGCTTGTTCCTGGTCTGTTCTTTCCAAGTAGCCCACTTGCAGTTGTCCTTGGAATAACCGAGAGAATTGTCTTTTCGCTCCAGGGTATGTTTTGGAGATGGTCTACTTCCCATGTCGGAATAAAACGCCTCAAAAGAATCCCACTCAGCGCAAATAGTAATACCGCGTTCGCCGTAGTCGGCGTGTTGTTTGTGCGAAGAATTGTTACATCGCTGTCGCATCCCATGCCATACTTCGTACTCTGGCGTTCTGCTGTGTCCATGTGTAGTCCTGCGACATCGAGTACAGCAACTACTCCTTCCTCGCCTCATGGCTGGACCAGGGACGGTGGATCGTTGCCCGCAGTCGCAAACGACGTTCCAGTATGTAAGCGGTGGGTTATGCCCGACTGCTTCGTTTATGACTGTCCACTTACCAAACCTTTGTCCAGTAAGATCTATGAATCGGTGATTGCGACGATTAGAATTGCTGTCAGCCATGATTTCGTTCCTCAGAAACAAGTTGTGGTTAGATCAGCCATGACGCTACAACGTCCTGGCTGTTCGCATTTTAGCACATTGTCACTGGAGGACAAAGCCAATGGCAGTTAAAGAGCTAGTCTGGCCCAATGGAGTAAATAGGGGCTTGTCGCTCCGTCAGGAGGTCGGTAAGCGAGAGCAATACACAGCGCCGTGGAGTTTGAATGTCCGTACCCAGGAAAGCCTTACGGGTCGCCTACGCGGCGGCTCGTGGACTCCTCCCGATTCAACAACGACAGTAGGTGTTGTTCACAGCGGCGGCTATGTTGTTGCGACGCCTGGATCAAGTGCGCCAGGTTCTAGCAGCAACGCAGACTGCATCTATCGAGATCGATTCATTCGACCAGTCAATCAAGCGATCTATGCCAGTAGGCTAGGAAGCTACACTGATTGGTCATTGAAGTCTGACATAAGCGATGCTACTCGTCCATTTGTGATGCAACTATCAGAAGCGGGCGAGCTCGGCGGAAACATCGTAGCGATGATTCCGCACAAGGATGCGTACATGCTGGCGGCGACCAGCGGTTCATTGTGGGTTGTTCGAGGAGATCCAACCTTAGAGGGAGGACTACAGAACATTTCACGAGATGTGGGAATGGTCGGTCCAAGGGCGTGGTGCCGTGATCATCTCGATCGCTACTACTTCCTGTCTTCTCATGGACTGTACACCGTCTCGGCAAGCGGGGATGGCGTTCAAGCATTGTCTGAAGACATTATCCCGGAACAGTTAACAGGCGTCACGGATGCAAACACGGTGCTGGAGTATGACCATGCAACGCGCAGTGTTCGCATTTACATTCCGACAGCGGCGGTTTCCTGGTTGTTCGAAACGGAGCGCCAAGCGTTCTGGCCGTTCAAGGTCGGCTACGCTGGATCGCATATTGCGATAGGTCCGCTACGGATGAATGACGGTTCGACATTCGGACGGCTGCTAATTATGCACGGCATAACAGCGGCTAGCAGTGCGAATGTGACATGGCGTGTTCTGGTCGGTGAAACTGCGGAAGAGGTCAGCGCGAACGCCAAGGCGGCTATCGAGACGCTGGTAGCTGCCGGATCGCCGACGAACATTCATAGCAGTGGAACGTGGACGGCTGGGATCAATCATCGCTGCTATCCGCGAGCCAGGGGATTGTTCATGATCCTGCTTCTTTCATCCGCTGGGGCGTGGGGCTGGGAAGGTGCTGCTTGCGTTACTGAACCATCAGGAAAGTGGAGATAAGACATGCCAGAACAAGACATTCCAATAGTTCCAGAGCAAAGCCCAGGTCAGAGTACGATCGATCTTCCGCGTGTCCTGAATCCGTATCTTGGGCTTTGGTGGGCTACGCAGACCGTTACCAATGTTCCTGAAAACGTGATGGGGTGGTTGATTGCTCAGGGATACCAAGTCACTGGAATCACTCAGGACAACTCAACGGTTCCGCCGACGAACTATTTCGCATTGACCAAGGAAGGAATGCAACCTGTTCAGGTATTGCTAAGCCTTTGCAATAGCTACACGATCGCAGCGAACGAAGCGAGGGACGCCAACGAGCTCCGGTACAACGAGATCGTTACAAACTGGACTCAGATGATCGACACGTCGCACGATCATTTCAATGCTCAGACTGAAGAACAGAATGCCCAGGCAGGCGTGTTCCTGACTGACCTCGACAGTTACACGACAGCGATAGACACGCTGATTGCTGAGAATCAAACGCAACTCGGGCTGGACGCTGCCGAAGCCAAAACGGCTTTAGTGGTTATGGATTCTCGCCTTGAAGAGCTCGAAGAAAACACAGCTAACAGTGCTGTCACCATCAACGAGCTATTGACCGATCAAGAGACAAATCTAAGCGGGTACATTTCCGACTACGATGCTCGACTTGCAGAAATGCAGCAAAATGTCGTCAATCATTTAACTACGGTCCTAGATGAAGTCAGTTCGCTAGGAAATGTGTTAAGCGATCACATTTCGGGCTATATCAATCAGTTCGATCTTCTGTTGGCGAACTATAATCTCCACGTGACGGACATTGACCAATTGATGGCAAACGTTGCCACGAACGTCACTTCGTACGTAAACGATGTTGCGGCTATTCTCACCGCGCTCGATTCCGACTACCAAACAGTAGCAACTGACTTGGGAGCGATTCGGACGAGTGCCGGTACGCTAGTGAGTAATCACGTAACAGACTACGAAGCTGTACTAGCGCTACTGGTCACCGATTTCGATTCCAACGCGTCGGCAACCAGAGCGATAACGAGTTCCATTGATGGCGACTACTTAGCTCACAGCGTTACTGCTACTGGATTCTTGGATGGTCTGGGAGCGACTGATTTAGCGAGAATAAACGAGGAATTCGCGTCGAGGCTTTCGGTTCAACTGCAAGGGCTGACATCCAGAGGGCTATACACGTCAACTTTGGCAGCGGACATCACCGAGCGCAATCATCGCGATCGAGACGAACAGATTCAGTTGCTCAACGATCGATTGATGCGTGAAAAGTTGGACAACCAGCATAGGCTGTACGACCAACAACGAAATACACGCACTCAGAAACTCGACAATGAGCATAGGCTGTACGATCAGCGGCTAGGAGTGCGAACCAGAACACTGGACGGAAAGAGTCAATTACATTCGGTTCGGCAAGAGGTGTTGCGGTATCAAGCAACGCTCATTAGCGGCGTCTACTCAATGCTTCAGGAAACAAGGAATCGCGTGCTGTCTGGGAAGCAAGCGATTTTCTCAGCAAAAGATGCGAGTGAACGACTCGGGTTAGAGGTACAAACTCGACTTTACTCCGAATTGCAGGATGTTCGCCAGAGAACCATCGAGTCGGCTGACCGGATTTACCAATTGCGTGATATTTACGCGAAGTGGGAAAATTCCGAGACGCATCGGACGTATGAGCAGTTGCAGCAAATTAGGCAGCAATTCATAGAGGCTGTAGAGCGACAGCACGCTGCCAAGCAAACCGTTACCAGAACAGAGATCTCGCAACGCGATATACTCTTGCAGCAGCTCCAAGCTGCATTGACCGGCGTTTTAGGAGGCAAGGAACGATTCTCGAATCTCCTGATGCAAAATGCCAACATGCTTTCGGAGCACAGACATAGGGCAGTCGTAGAGCGAATGAACACCGCGGCTCAACGACTTGAAGGCTGGAAGTCTGTCGCCGCCGAGAACCGCCAGTTGATGGCGTACCAACTTGACGAGAGAAACAAGCTGCTAATTGGACTTTACTCGTTCGTCGAAAGACGCGACGACATTGCTCCAGAATGGCGCGATCAGGCGCAAATGATCGCTTCGCTCGCCGACAGTGGCGGGGGTTGGATTACTCCTTAGCCAAAACAGTGTTTCGATTTTCTTAGTAATCTTTTGAGGATAAAGTACCATGGCAAACCCCCTGTCGCTTCCAGGCGACCTAATTGTTCCTGGAAACATTCGCTTGGGCGGATCGATCTCGCCACCAATAGCCAAACCAAATATTCTTGCTTTGGCAGAACTTCAGTCGTTTCCTATTCCCCTGACGGACTTCCGAGTGTGGGATGCAATGCAGACATTGCTTCCAGGGACACCTTCGGCGGACGATCTCGGTCTAGTTGGCGGAACATTCGGTTCTGCTACGCCATCGCTGCGATCGGAAGATCTTAAGACTCTTGGAGCAACCAACAAGCGTGCGAGAGTTTTGGTACAGATTCCGTGGGAGTATCAAAGTGGCGAAAGCCTTACGCTGCGGTTTCGAGCTGGCATGATCACAACTGCCGCGGGAACGTCAGCAACATTGGACTGCGAGGCTTTCAAGCTCCAAGACGATCCTGACGACGCGATTGGCTCGGATCTCGTTAGCACGGCTGCTACGACTATGAACAGCACCACTTTTGCGAACATTGATTTCGTAGTAAGTGCGGGTACGCTTTCTCCCGGTGATATTCTGGATGTGCGAATCACTTGCGCCGTGAATGATGGTGCATCTGGTACGGCAGTTATCGCGGGAATCACAAGCGCAAAACTTTTGGCTGACGTCCGCTAGGGGGCGTAATGTTCAGAAAACGGCGTCGTCCAACGCCTCACTTCAAAATTCCTCCGCCATACAACCCTATTCAGGGCGAGAATGCCAACTTACGTCAGGATGGCGTCTCGCCTTTCTGCGCATTGATGCAAGTGGCAGAGGAAGATACACGCGACGACTATGTCGTCTGTCGCGGGTTTGATCCACGCATACTGCGGTTCATGGAAAACATCTCCGTAGCTAAGCCATTTGGAAAGCGTAAGCCAGACACGTACCAGATCGGAGAAATCTATCCAGCGTTCTTGCCAACCCAGGGCAATGCCAACTTCATGGATTTTCGGCAGGTGACGTATTTTTCTCCTTCACCAGATGATGTTCTATGGCGAGTGGGTCAGAATCCTGGAGTGGCTGTCGGAGGGTTAGATGGCGGACAACCAGAAAACCTAGATGGCGAGATTGAGATTCTGTATGACGACAATGATAAGGTAATCAATTGGCTGTTGATCGATAGCAACGGCGAATCAACTCCAGCGATAGTCTTTGAACTGACTGAGCAGCTCGAACGCGGCGTAGGTGAATTAGCTGACGCAACAGTCGTAGAGACGACTCACACCAATATCGTCGAGATCGATGATGAAGTTGAGGTATTCAACACTGGAGATATGTTTGGGTTAGTTGGTGCTCATGGAGTCGCAATTCGCTTCAATGACCAATGGTGGGTTGTTGACTTAAACCAACAATCAATTCTTGCGTCGTTCACATTCGACAGTGACACGCATGGATCATCGGGAACGTTTGGGATCGTCGATCAATTAGCGTTCACCTTCAATGACTTCACAACACTTACGCCATATCCATTTAGCGATCTTCCGCCAATCCAAATAGTCAACAATCCTCGCAACCTGATAGGGTTTGTAAACGACATTGGTCTCGTATCGTACAACCTTAGTACCGGACAGTATGTATTAATCGATGTCTTTCCAGCGTTGACCCGTGAGTTCTACTTTGCTCTTACTGCAGACTGGCCAAACGGATTGGATCAAGTAAGCACTAGTGCAACGTTGATCTGTCCAGTTCCATCGCACCATGGAGGAGATACGAATTACGGAACCATTACACTTCGCGATAGATTTGATGAAGCCAGTAATGCAAAAGGGACTGGGGCAACGATTGATGTTGGTACATGCCAACTCAACTATAAGACAGGGCAGTTTGACATTGTCAACATCACTCACGTTTGCCGACGAGCTAGGGCAAAGGTCTATACAGGATTTACAGGAACCCCAGCGTCGTTCGAAGTTATAGAAGTCACTGGCTTTGATGGCCGGGCTCCCGCAGCCGATCCATTGACTGTCTACAACGAGCTTAACATCTCACAGATGGCGATGGACGATCCAGTTGGAATTAGATGGAACACGATTGCAGGTCGGTATTACGCGATGCCGCCAGCTTCCGAAGGGACAGGAGGAACGCGAAAACTGCAAGGAACTCTCCAGGCTATAGAGGATGGCACTGGACCGTACACCGGGAAAAAGGTTGGCACAGTGATGGTTGTAGTTGCTCCATGCGAAGAGGGTGAATTGATCGGCACCGAAGTCGAAGTAGTCGATTGGTCCGATTGTGTTTTTGACCTTCCTTTTGAAGAGTTGGATGGTGTTTGGGTGTGGGTTTCTGAAGGTGTCGCAGAGAGCCTAGATGAAGGTGCCGACCCAGGCGAATTAACCCCATGCCACTGGGTAGCCGACGATCGATGTTGCGTAGGAAGCGAGGGAGCATAGTGCCTACAAAGCGATGCTGCTGTATCAAGTGCGTAATCTTCGAAGATGACTTCAATCGCGCTGAACTCGGTTCCGATTATGTTGGCGACGGAGAAATCATCGACAACGTTCTCCACGCGAACAACGACACAATCACAATCTGCCAAGCGTATGAGCTTGGGGCGTTCTACTCTCGCGTCACAATGAAAGACACAACAGACGGAGCGGTTTACAAGGTTCGCTGTGGAGATCCTGACGGTGGATATCTTGTTACCATTACGTTCGCCGGTACTGTAGGAATTGGAACCGGGACAATGCAATTTAGTATTTCGACAGACGATGGAGCTACGGAGGCAGAAGGGTTCACTTACGACTGGGAGTACGAAGACGAATTGCTGTACATTTGCTATGCGCCAGGCTCGCAGATTAGCGCAGGACCACAAACGAGAACTTCGGGTTCTGGTGGAGGCAATCCAACTTGGGTAACAGCCTGCATACCGCTCAGTCCACATGACAATTGCTGGCCAGGACCAAAAGGCAATTACACATTCGTAGAAGGCGAGTTTGACGATTTCTACTACACCTAGCATTGGGTAGAAAACAAGCGATGTCAGAAGTGTGATTGTTTTTGCTGGGACGGTGAAGCCCACTGCGTACCAAAACTGCTCTATGTAACACTTGGCGGTAGTGGTCAGTGCTTTAACGGTACCTACGAGATGTATCAAGCGGCGACGCTTACGACAGATCTAATCGTTCCTCCAACTTTTGTTGATGTGCCG